ACAAAAAGCGAGACCGTACCCGTGGCTGACACGCCAGAGAAAAAAGTAAAGCGCAAGATTGTCGCAATACTTAAAGAGTATAACGCCTACTACTTCTATCCTGTCACTGGAGGCTTCGGTGCCTCTGGTGTACCGGATGTAGTTGCTTGTGTGAACGGGCAATTCGTAGGGATAGAGGCTAAGGCTGACTTAAAAAAGAACAAGCCTACGGCTTTGCAGGAGAAAAACCTGCGAGAAATCAAAGGAGCTGGAGGGGTTTCGTTGGTAATCGATGCCAACAACCTTGATTTGTTAACAACAACATTGGAGAACTTAAAATGTTGAAACCTTTAATTGGCGCAATCGTCGCCGCAACCGTCATCGCACTAGGCGTGTACGCAGGTTTGCAGTACATGGGCTTGCACAACGAAGTTGAGAAGGCTGTAGAAGCAGAAGCTCAAGCGATGGCACAAATCCAAAAAGATAAAATTGAAGCAGAGGTGAACAATGCGAAGGATGGGGGAGAAGCATCCAAATAGTAAGTTCACCGCGTCAGTCATCCGGTCTATGCGCCGGATGTACTGGTGCAACAATATGATGCAGCGAGAGATAGCCGCCATATTCAACACTGCGCAGCCAACTGTCAGTGATATTGTGAACTACAAATATTGGGTAAACGTGGCTGACGATTTTCGCCCCGATGAAATAGTCAGACGCGACTCATAAAAAAATAATCAGGAACCGCCGTGCAAATCATCTACCTCGACTTTGAGACATTCTGGTCTCAGACCCATAGCTTGACGAAAATTCACCCTGTTGAATACGTCATGCACCCTGAAACAGAGATTCAATCTGTCGCCATCAAAGTCAATGGTGATGACCCTTTCGTAATTTTTGGTGAGAAGAACATTTCGGACTGGGCGGCGGCAACTGATTTCTCAAATGCCTTACTCGTCGGGCACAACATGTCTGGCTTCGATGCCATGATCTGTGCGTGGCGATTCAATATAAAACCCAAAGCGTGGGGCTGTACGTTAGCTATGGCTCGCATCATGGGGTACGCCAAAACGGTTGGCGGCTCATTAAAAAAGGTAGCTAGTGACTTAGGTTTAGGCGAGAAGCTCAGCCTTGAAGCTACCAACACCAAAGGTAAGAAGCTCGCCGACTTCACCGAAGAAGAACTCAAGGCGATGGAAGAATACAACGTCGTCGACACTGAGCTGTGCGCCGGTATATTTAAGAAGTTAGCTCCAAAGGTTGGCACGCGTGAACTCAAGCTGATCGATGCCACAATTAAGATGTTAGTTGAGCCGCAGTTCGAGCTTGATATACCACTACTCAAGAACACTCTTGAAGAGATTAGGGAAACTCAACGCAAGGTGCTACTCAACGTAGCAGAGGAAGTGTCCGATGAACCACTTGGGCTTATGTCAGAAGACGAGCAAATTGAAGTCGCTAAGAAGGTCTTGGCGTCGGCTCCAAAGTTTGCAAAGTATCTACAATCACGAGGTGTGGAGGTGCCGAAGAAAGCGTCCCCTTCTAACCCCGAAAAGCTCATTCCGGCACTGGCTAAGACAGACGAAGCATTCCTCGCGCTACAAGAGCATGAAGACTTCAACGTCGCTGCGGCTGCATCTGCTCGTCTTAACGTTAAAAGCACAATCTTAGAATCACGCATCGGACAGTTCATAGCTTGTGGCGAAGCTATCGGTGGCAAGTTACCAATCGCGTTGAACTACTACGGCGCCGATACCACTGGTAGATGGTCTGGCACGATGAAGATGAATCAACAAAACCTGCCACGAGTAAATCCGTACAAGCCATCACCATCAGATGCGTTGCGTAATTGTATACGTGCGCCAGAGGGATACAAGGTAGTTGTGGCTGACTTGTCAGGTATCGAGCTTCGCGTGAACCATTTCTTGTGGAAGGTGCCAAGCAGCATGGATTTGTTCAGAGCTGACCCTGAAAACGCTGACTTGTATAAAGACTTCGCATCGAAGCTGTATGAGAAAGATGTCAGCGAAGTCACCAAGCATGAGCGTCAGGTGGGCAAGGTTGCACACTTGGGACTCGGATTCGGTGCGGGAGCTAAGACCTTTCAGAAGGTAGCGAAGTTGATGGGTGGCGTTGACTTGTCATTAGAAGAATCACAAGACGTTGTGTACAAATGGCGTGATGCCTACACCAAGATTCAGCTAGGTTGGCGTACCTGCCACGATGCGTTATCCGACATCTACCACAAAGAGTACGGCACACAGATAGACCCTTGGGGACTGTGCCGCACTGCGGAAGGTGGCATTAAAACTCCGATGGGAATGATTCGTTACCCACATCTACGTGAGGAGTTCAACGAAGAAGATGGTCGCCAAGAGTGGGTGTATGGTGAAGGTCGTCGCAAGGCACGCATCTACGCCGGAAAGGTAACGGAGAACATCGTGCAGCATCTAGCACGTGAGGTTATTTGCGATAACTTGTTAGAGATAGCCAAGACTCCGTTGGGCAAAAAGTACCCGCTTGCGCACACAGTTCACGACGAATTGATCTACGTTGTGAAAGACGAAGATGCGCAGCAAATGCTTGATACTGTTCAAGAAGTTATGCGAAATGGTGTGACATGGTGGCGTGAACTGATAACATGGAGTGAGGGTGATATTGCCCAAACCTATGGAGCTGCCAAGTAATGCCTGCATGGTCATTTAGTGCGATGAAGCTGTATGAAACTTGTCCCCGCAAGTATCACGCAGAGAAAGTCGAGAAGTTATACCCGTTCACAGATACCCAAGCCACAATCTACGGAAAAGAAGTTCACCTAGCCGCTGAAGAATATATTCGCGATGGTAAGGAGCTTCCGGCAGGGCACCTAAAATTCAAACCAATGCTTGATAAGTTAAATGGTATGAAGGGTGAGAAACTTTGCGAAGAAAAGATGGCGCTCACCGCTGAGCTGCAACCCACCAAGTTCCTAGCCAAAGACGTATGGGTGCGAGGCATCGCTGACCTCATCATCGTCAACGGGGAAACCGCACGGGTAATAGACTACAAGACTGGCTCCGCTAAATACCCTGACGTAGGGCAGCTAGAGCTGATGGCGCTGATGGTAATGGCGTATTACCCAGAGGTGAACCACGTCAAAGCCGGTCTGCTATTCATGCTATACGACACGTTCATAACCGCTGATTACCATCGCGACGATCTGGACGAAATGTGGGCTAAGTGGAAGAATAAGTACGGCAAGCTCGCCGCCTCATACGAGCATGATAATTGGCCCCCTAACCCCAACGGACTCTGCCGCAAGTGGTGTCCTGTTGAACATTGTGAGTATTCTGGAGGCTGATATGCCTAAGATATTAGATCGTTTAGTGAGCCAACTAAAAGCTAAAGGCGTAAAGAACCCCTACGCTGTGGCAACTTCCCAGTTGCAGAAAGCAGGCAACCTGAAGAAAGGTACCCAAGAGTTAACGGCGAAAGGCAAAAAACGTCAGGCTATGGGCGCTGAAGGTCGCGCAAAAGATAGAGCTGCCAAGGCTAGCGGGAAACCAAAATCCGCTTACAGTTACAGCAAACGCACTAACCGTGCGACTTTAAAAAAGGGTAAATGATATGCCACGCAATCCACGCGACTACCAGAAAGAACGCAAGTACGACGGCAAACCTGAAGTCAAAAAGAAACGTGCGCTACGCAATCAAGCGCGTCGCAAGTTGATGAAGGAAGGTGTCGTGCGTGTAGGTGACGGCAAAGACGTAGACCACAAGAAGCCAATGGCTAAAGGTGGCAGCAACGCTCGTAGTAACTTACGCGCTGTACCTGCATCAAAGAACCGCTCATTCGCACGCACTAAAAAGGCGAAGATGAAGTAGTTGCCAACCACCCTGAACTAGCGCAGACTAGAGGGTGGTAAAAACCGAATAATAAGTTTGTCTAATTAGACAAGCACATCAGAGGACAAGATGGAAATCATTCAAGACCGTGGTCTTATGGTGCGTGTTCGCAACCCTGAGCGCGTCACCACCGCTATTCCACAAAGCAAGTACATTCAACAAGTTGGTGACGGCGCGCACGAAGTGCTCGTTAAATGGACGCTAGAAAACTCTCGCCGATTGGCTAACCTTGGCGTCTCAAAAGCGCCATCCCCAATCCTACGGGACTACGAGTGGACAGGTAGCTACGACCCCTTTGACCACCAGAAACAGACAGCCAGTTTCCTAACCGCTAACAGCCGAGCGTTCTGCTTCTCTGAGCAGGGTACAGGCAAGACGGGCGCTGTCATCTGGGCTGCTGACTACCTATTGTCTATCGGCGACATCAAGAAAGTTCTCGTGGTCTGCCCCCTGTCAATCATGCACTCAGCTTGGATGCAGGACATTTTCACTATCGCTATGCACCGCACGGCGGCTGTAGCTCACGGCTCAAAAGAAACTCGTAAGAAGGTGATCAATGGAGATTACGACTTTACAATCATTAACTACGATGGTGTGCCTATTGTTGCTGATGATCTGGCTGGGAAGTTCGACCTAGTTGTGTGTGACGAGGCTAACTTCGTCAAGACCCCGACTACCCGCCGATGGAAGGCACTCAACAAAGTCATCACTCCCCAAACTAAGATTTGGATGTTAACTGGAACTCCCGCCGCGCAAAGCCCCGTAGATGCTTACGGGCTAGCCAAAATGTGCGTGCCTCAGCGAGTGCCACGGTACTTCACCGCATGGCGTGACAGCGTGATGACTAAGGTCAGCCAGTTCCGCTACATCCCGACACCCAACGCAACCAAGCTCGTCAACGCAGCTCTACAACCTGCTATCCGCTTCAGTAAGAAAGACTGTCTGGACTTACCACCTGTGACCTACGTGACTCGTGAAATAGAAATGACAAGTCAACAGAAGAAGTTCTACAAAGAGCTGAAGAAGCAGATGTACGTCGAGGCTGCCGGTGAGCAGATCAGCGCTGTCCACGCAGCTGCCGGACTAAACAAGCTGTTGCAGCTCTCATGCGGTGCGGTCTATTCGGATACTGGTGAGGTGGTGCAGTTTGACGGCAAGAACCGACTCGACGAGGTGTCTAGCGTAGTTGGCGAGGCTGCTAACAAGGTCATCGTGTTTGTTCCGTTCCGACACGCCATCGAGATCGTGGCAGAAAGATTGCGGAAAGATGGCTTTTCGACGGAGATCATCAGCGGTTCCGTACCAATGAAGCAGCGCACCCAGATATTCAAAGACTTCCAACAATCGAAAGACCCTCACGTACTCGTAATACAGCCACAAAGTGCTGCGCACGGCGTAACACTAACTGCTGCTGACACAATAGTGTGGTTTGGTCCTACTTCATCCGTAGAAACATGGCTACAAGCGAATGAACGTATAAACAGACCATCACAACAAAATAAAATGACCATAATAAAGATTTATGGCTCAGAGGTTGAAAAACGTGTATACAGTGCGCTAGAATCTAAAGAAGCTAACCAACGAGACTTGGTTAAGCTATACGAACAAGAATTACTTCGGTAAAACAAGGAAAACAACATGGAAACTGAAAAGCTTATTAAAGCTTATCTAAAGCTTAGAGACGCTCGCTCTGAATTAAAGCGGGAGTACGACGAGAAGGATAGCGAGCTGCTCGAAAAACAAGATCGCATCGAAGCTGTTTTGCTTGAACATGCTAAAGCTAACAACATCGAAAGCATGAAGACCCGAGCTGGCACTGCATACCTACGCACCAAGACCCGCTACTGGGCGCCAGATTGGGAATCATTCACGAAGTTCCTCAGCGAGATAGGGCAAGACGGGTACAGCCTCGTCGAGCAGCGTATTCAGCAGAGTAACTTCAAACAATTTCTGGAAGAACATCCAGATGTCATACCGCCTGTCAATTCAGACAGCAAAATATCAGTGGTCGTAAGGAGAAGCTCGTGACTGATTTAGGTTTACTGACTACCAAAGAGGCTGCTGAGCTTCTGCGGTTGTCACCCTCAGCTCTACAAAAGCTACGTAATGACGGACAAGTCCCATTCGTTAAGCTCGGCAAAAAAGTCTTTTATAAAAGAGACGCGTTGGTCAGATTTGTAGATGACCAACAATTAATCTATCCAACTTCAGAAGGAGATAAGTAATGAGCGAAGTGGCTCTATTTGAAGGCATGAAGGTGCCTGCACACCTGCAAGATGGTGAACTGTCTGACATCGCAAAGGCACTGGGTGCCAAGCAAGGCGGCGATGGTCTAAAACGAATCAGCTTCCGTGGCGGCGTATTCCGCATGATGGTTGGCTCTAAAGAGATAGCTCAGAACGACGACCGTTCAATGAACGTGATCATCGTAAAAGCTGCACCCGGTTACGCTCGTACCTACTACAACCAAGCGTACAAAGAAGGTGTAATCGTTTCACCTGCGTGTTGGTCAGATAACGGCGAGATCCCAAGCGTAAACGTTGAAAGCCCACAGTCAAACATGTGTGCTAGCTGCCCACAGAACGTAAAAGGTTCAGGCAACGGCAACGCTAAGGCATGTAGCTACGCAGCTCGTTTGGCAGTAACTCTTGAAGGCGATCAGAAAGGCGACATCTACGGCGTTGCTTTCCCTGCTATGTCTATCTGGGGCGAAGTCGAAAGCGAGAAGTACGAGTCGCTGCAAAACTACGTTAAGAAGTTAGCAACATTCGGTTACGACGTAGCTAAGGTAGTTACTGAAATGCGCTTCGATACAAACTCAGCTGTACCTAAGTTGATGTTCCGTGCAGTGCGTCCGCTTGAAGAAGATGAGTACGCAACGGCTAAGTCTAAAGGCGCAAGCCCTGAAGCTTTATCTCATACTGGTGAGCGTAAGTTTGCTAAGCCAGAAGATGAAGGCAAGAAGCTTGAAGCTTTGTTTGATGGTAAAGCAGAAGCAACTGAAGAAGCAGAAGAAGCTCCAGTTAAAGTTGCTAAAAAGAAAGCTGAACCAGTTAAAGCTGACAAAGCAGTTGAAGACATCCTTGATGAGTGGGGCGATGATTGATGGGTTATCGGCATCTCACTAACGAGGAGCTGATAAATCAAGCTGCGGCAGAAATGCTCTCTGAGGACTCAAACCTGATAACAGTTCATAAGGATTTACTTAATGAGCTTGTCGACCGGTTTGGGAGAGTGCTAATGTCGAAACCTTCCCTCTTAGATCAGGGAAAGTACAGCAAAGACCCCAATCAGCTAGAGCTGTTTTAAAAAAGATGGGGGGCTGAAATGCCCCCCGCACCAAGGGAATAGAATGATTACCGACTCAGATTTTCTGAGCGCAGTGCTGCCTCAAGAGGGTATGTATTGCGTCACAGCAATAGATAACAACGGAACAGTAAAGAACATATTTGTAAACGACGTAGAGTCGATACAGCAGCAAGGTCAAAAACTAGTAGCAGAAAAGACCAATGCGTTCTTTGCGTTAGCTTCGTATAAACAAGATGAGCAAGGTCACTTACGCCGCAAACAAGAATACTCACACTGGTTAAAGTCGTTTTGGATTGACGTTGACTGTGGTGAAGGCAAAGACTACCCAGATCAAGCAACTGGTCTTGATTCGCTCGACAAATTCTTAGATGACACCGGCTTACCATCGCCGTTCATCATTAACTCTGGCAACGGCATACACGTTTACTGGTTACTGCAAGATTATGTAACTGTAGATGAGTGGCGTCCGGTTGCGGGGCAACTAAAGGCAGCCTGCCGCAAGTACAACTTTAACGTTGACTTCTCAGTTATGTCAGACACAGCTCGTGTTCTGCGCATCCCCGGCACCTGTAACTTTAAAGACTTAGATAACCCGAAGGCAGTTCAGATAAACAAGCGTGGCGACATGACCACCCTGTCTGAGTTTGCCACGACGCTAGAATCATTGGACTTACCTAAAGCACGTCAACTAAAGCAACGTGTAGATATGAGTCAGCTCAGTGAAACAGCAAAAGCGTTGATGGGTAACAAGACATCTAAGTTCAACAAGATCGTTCGCAAGAGCGTTAAAGACAATGGCTGTGCGTTCATTAAGAAAGTAGCTATGGCTAGCGGCAATGTTAGCGAGCCTATGTGGCGTGCTGCGCTGTCAATTGCTTGGGCTTGTGAAGATGGTGAGAAAGCCATCCACATGATTTCTAAAGGTCACCCAGAGTACGACCCAGACGACACGTACGAGAAAGCTAGCCTTACAGTTGGTCCTCTAACTTGTGCCGTCATCAGTGCTGACATTGCACCTGACTTGTGTAAAGGGTGTACGCAAAACTGTACATCTCCAATTCAGTTAGGCACCGAGATTAAACGCGCACCAGATACGTCACTGTTCGATGCACCTGAAGAAGAGCCGGAAGCTGATGGCAGTCTAAATACTCAGACTGTTAAGAGTGCGTTGTACAAACCCCCATTCCCATACTTCCGTGGAGCGCAAGGTGGCATCTACCGTGAAGATGGTAGCGGCGACGAGAAGGTTGAAATACTGGTGTATGACTACGATCTATACCCAGTACAAAGATTGAATGACCCTAACGACGGCGAGTCAGTCCTCATGCGATTACATCTGCCCCAAGATGGCGTGCGTGAGTTCATTATCCCCGCCAAGAAAATGATGGCGACTGATTCGTTTAGGGACATTCTTGGTCAAGAAGGCGTAATTGCAGGTTCACAACAAATGAAAGAAATAATGAACTACACAATTAAGTTTACTAAGGAGTTGCAGAAGAAGCACAAAGCTCAGCAGGCTCACCTTCAATATGGTTGGGATGAAGCGCGAGAGAAGATCATCATTGGTCCTTACGCTTACACAGACAAGGGAGTAGAAAGTAACCCTGCGTCTAGCACCACCGTCAATCTGCACGCTAAGTTTACCCCGACAGGCTCGCTAGATGATTGGAAGAAAGTCATGAACCTATATAAAGGTCCGGGCTTTGAAGAACTTCAGTTCACTATCGCGTCTGGCTTCGGCTCTTTGCTAATGCCGTTTACAGGTTTAGCAGGTGCAACTATTAACCTTATCAGTAACGAGTCAGGCACAGGTAAATCAACAGCGGGTTTGATTGCCGTGAGTATGTTTGCCGACATAAAACCACAAAGCGGTGTTGCTTTGGTTAAGAGCGATACTCCGCTCTCACGTTTACACCGTGTAGGTGTTATGAATAACTTACCAGTTATGTCTGACGAGATGACTGGACTAGAGCCGCACGAGTTATCTCAGTTGCTGTACTCAGTATCTCAAGGTCGAGCACGTCACCGCATGGAGAAAGACGTTAACCGAGAGCGCACCAACTTAACTACTTGGCAGACTATATTCCTGTCTAACTCTAACTCATCATTTATGGCTGCGTTGTCAAAGAACAAAGGTCGTCCTGACGGCGAGATGATGCGTCTTATGGAGATGCACGTTAATCGAGTGCAGCTTGAAGGCGCTGACGAGATCATATCGTTGCTTAACCATAACTATGGTGTGGCGGGACCGGTATACGCACAGTGGTGTGTTAAGAACCGCGAAAAACTCACCAGTTTATTACAGCAACAGCGTGATCGCTTTAAGAGCATGGGTCTAGAGCACCGCATGCAGGAGCGCTTCTGGACTAACCTTGGCGTTGTTAACTTAGCCGGTCTAAGAATCGGGTCTAAACTTGGGCTGTGTGAGTTTGATGTAGACCACTTGGAAGACTGGTTCATCAAGAAAGTTAGAAGTCTTCGCGAAGAAGTTAGCGCTGAGATCGTAGATGCAAGCACCCTTGTTGGTGAGTTCTTGATGGAGAATGCAAACGGCATATTGGCTGTAGGCACAAAGATCAACCCACGCTCAGGCGATAACATCTGGATGCCCGCACGTAGCGCAAAACTAGTCGCTCGCTTTGAGCTTGAGAACAACCTCATGTTTATCTCTAAGAAGTCGTTCCGTGAATACTGCGTTGCTCGTCAGTTCACCGAGAGCGAAGCTCTGAAAGACTGCATGAAGAAGGACGCTCCGTTCAAGTTTGTGAAGACGCACAAGAAACGCATGATGTCTGGCACCAACATAACTGCCCCTGCCGTACAGTGCCACGTGTTTGAAATCTCACCTGAAGAGTCATCTGAAATCTTCAGCGCTATCGACGAAGCTGACATCAAGGACATCGTTAGTGGCGAAATGGAATCTTAAAGGAGTGCTTGGTGGCATGCGGATAGGGGATAGCTTCTTCATCCCATGCCTCGAATGTAAGCGAGCAAAGTTCGAAATTCGCCTCCTAGCTAGGTCGTTCGGTATCGAAGTCAAGATAAAAGAACGGACAGAAGAGTACGTAAAGGGTTTACGTACGTGGCGAATTAGGTAGAATCTTCAGCAGTAGCAAATCCCTATTCCCTTGTTACTGACCTCTGAAGTTAACCCCGCATCCTCTGCGGGGTTCTTTTTTTAATCGTATGCGATCTGTCTCATTCGGGCTATCTGGGAAGTTAGTCTAGCCTGACGTTCGCGTTCTGCATCTATAAGCGCTCGCTTCTGCTCACTGCTCATTCTGCTCGCTTGATACTTCTTAATCTTAGCGTTGCTGTCCTTGATCGTCTTATCAACAGCATTGATCTGTGTACGCAACTGGATAAGTTTTCTCTCGTCAGCATCACTAATAATATCTTTAGCGGCTTCGACATCACCCCTATCTAGCGCAGCTTTATAAGAACCATACACCTCACGCATGTCTTTACGTAGAGCATAGAAGTCTTGCTTGAAACCTGTCGCATAAGTTCTGGTAAACAAAGCTTTAGCAACTGGATAGTCAGCTAGCTCGCGATCTGTGCGTTGGATGCCAAGAGCAGTCTCAGCGCCCAAGTCAGTAAGGGTCAATAGTGTGCCGCCTAGCGTACCAGTGAAGCCTTTGACTAAGTGGTCAACCATAATCGGAGAGACTAGACCTGACTTACCAATCAAACGTGCGAACTGAGATGTACTCTCGTTGTAGCGATCTTCCACCTTTTTGTTCATCATGCCCTGACTAATGATAGGCGCATCGGTAAACATGCTCTCGTTAAACGCAGCTTCAATTAGAGGCTTAGAGAACTGAGGTAGGGCGGATGGTCCAGCAACCGCTTCGTAGAATGCGTTGCCAACAAAACTAGCAATCTTCTTAGAGTCCGCTTTGTCACCTAACCCCATTGCAATTGCTTCAGGGATAGCCTTAAAGAAGAACCCTAGATCAGCAGGCATCGCCCACTTAACGCTCATACCGTCGCCAATCGGAACCTGCAAATAGCGTGACCGTATGTAGTCTGGCTGATTCTGATACTCATCGTCGTCTGCCATAGCCATTGCGTACATGAAGTTCAGCACGAACAGTTTTGTCATTGAACTCCAGAACAGAGGCATCAGCTTAGACTTTTGATCCTGCTGTAAGCCACGACCCATCATCGCCTTCAGTAAGACGTTCATACCTTGGAAGTATGCGTTTTGGAATGGAATCAACTGACGTAAAACAGATGCAGTTTTACCCGCACCGCGACGGTTGAAGTTGATTACCTCAGACGCACGCCAGAAAGCTAGCACTGGGTCATTGGTTTCCAAGAGGGTCTGGTCGTATACGGCTTTACGCTGCGCCAAGTCAGACGCTTCAGCATTGTGCTCACCGAAATCAATTAACTTCTTAAACACACCTTTACGTTTAGTTGGGTCGATCTGCGCGTCGATAAGCTCTTTGTTGTGCTCAGAGGTCGCGTCATACATACCCTGTATGCCGTACTTGTTTAGGTTCTCATCACCAAAGTTACCATCCCACAAGCTTTTACGAATCTTAGCGTAGCTGCTTGTAACCTTAGCCGCTGTCTTAAGTCCGTTCTTGGTGCCACCCATTGCATACGCACGGACAGAGTCTTGTTGCCACTGACCAATAATGAACTCAGGTGATAGGGTGATACCTTTACGCAACCAGTCAGTAGCGTTAGCCAACATGCGAAGTAGAGGCAGTGAGATTGTTTCGTTGCCACGGAAAGCAAAAGCGTCCAGATGGTCTTTAGTAGTGGCGTACTTAACCTTGCCGTCTTTGTAGTAGGTGATTAAACCTGCTTTTTCAGCTTCTGGCACTTGCTCTTGGTAATCGTAGAAACCTTGTATGCCATCAACGCCCTCGTCGCTCAAGCCACGGATTAACTCGTTAGCTGCGCGCACTCGCATGGCAGTCTGGGTCATCCACACAACTTTCTTGGTCATGTTGTCGAGGATGTTGTCTATCTCTAGCATGCTGCCTTGCAACGTGCCAAGTGAACCTACACGCATCAAACCAGTTGAGTGTGCGTCGTAACCGCCACCTTCACCGTCTTCCAGTAAGCGATTGAATGGCACGTAGCCAATAGCTTCTTTAAGCTCGGTAGCTTTATTTTCGGAGAAGTACCCAACATCAACTAACGTATCAATCAGAGAATCTTTAGTGCTAAGGAAGTGGTTGTGAGCGCGGCGAAGCTCTGGGTACTGGTCAAACTTAGCGACAATGCGCTTGTTCTCAGCATCACGAGCAGCTTGCCAAGCCTCATCCTTGCCGGGGTGCAGGTTTACAATCTTATCTTCCGCCGCTCTAGCGTCAGCCGCAGCGTTCTTACCGCCAGCTGCACGGATACGATCTGCTTGAGCCTGATACTTAACGTTGTTTGCTTCTATCTCAAGCTCGCGTTGAGCGATAGTTGCAGCGTGGAACAAGTCTTGCGCAGCATCAGCACCGATACGCTCACCAAGCGCTTTTAACTCGTTAAACACATCGTGCATAGACGAAACGCCATCTACTTTGGCGGCTTCCCACAGACCATTCTCATCAACGCGGAGAGAGCCTGTACGCAGCACTTGCATCGCCATACCTTCAGCGCGGAGTGCCTGTACGTAAGGAACCATTGGGTTAATAAACCCACCCTTAGCCATGGCGTTGTTGTAAGACTTCATCAGCTTGTCTTCAATCGTAGCCGCTGAGTCGAACATCATTACACGGATGTAGTCCACACCACGACGAGCTGCACCAACAGCACCTCTACCACGGATAACCTCACGCAGCTTCGCAGCCATGCCTGTTGGTACAGGTGTAGGGCGTCCGCGAGACGCTATGATGTTCTTAGTATCTTGGTCTACTTCTTCAGAAGGTTTAACCGAAGGTCCACGAGAGAACACAGCCTTATCAATAAAGTCGTGATCAAGCTCCTGACCAAAAATCATATCTTCAGTGAGAGCCGGAACTTGGATGCTACCGTTAGCTACGCCTTTAATGTGTGCGCCAGCAGCACCCAGATCAAATCCACGGAAGCCCATATCCCAAGCACGCTGCATAGTGTGTGCAGCCATGTAGTCTTGACGCATGAAGCGACGATCACGGTTGATGTGCTTGCCACCCTGCATGTGCATAGCAGCTTCGTGGATCAACTGGTCGATAGTTACGTCAGCTGGGTCAATGAAACCAAGACGAGCCATAGCACGGCGGAACGCCTGAACAGCATTGTTCCAAACACGGCGAATCGCACTATCAGTCAGTAGCTCTGTCTTTGCCTCGGCGATGTGCGCCAAGATTTCGCGAGCTTCAGTTTCTTCGCTGAGGTTGTAGTTGCCTTGCGGGTCTGTGTACATGCGCTTGATGTTTTCAAGCACAGCTTTGATTCTTGGGTTGGTGTTCTTGATGCTGTTGATTTGGTTCAACAGGTTACGGAACGCGCCTTTATCAAGAATAGTTTCAAGACCTGCGTGACCAACAGTTTCGTGTGCCAGTACAGTTTCAACGTCAGCAAGTGGTGTGTTGTCAGCAACAACGTATGCAACACCATTGTGGTAAACACCTTTAACGCCAGCAGGTGCGTTTATCTCAGCGGGGAGATCAGAGCGTGACTGGACGATCTTTACATCAATAGTGCCACGCAAACGGCGAATCAATTTACCAACGGATTTCTCTAACTGAGCAACAGTTGAGTGCTTGTTGTCTTCAAAAGGTCCACGGCTGTACGGAATCTCATCGTCAAAGTTCAGCTCTTGTTCTGAGCTAAGTGCTTCTTCAATGTCGCGCTCCATGCGGTCATTAGCTTCTTTAGTTACCTTACTAACTGTTGCGGTAGTCGCAGCGTTAATAGCCAGTGCAGCTTTAGGGTCTCCTTCGAAGAAGTTCTTGTCGCCCATGCGCTTAGCAATGGTGGCGATCAAACCCATACGGGTCTTCTTACCAATGCCAGATTCCTGACGGAACTTAATCGCTTCGTCTTTAGAGATCAGCTTCTGCTCTAACGCACCTAGGATAAACTCGCGGGTGTTCTCAACCGATGGGTCGAGCATCGCTGTGTCAAAAGATTCAATTATGTCAATAATTGGCTGCGCTAATGTAACTGGCTCTCCGACTGTTCCTCCAGTGTCTCCTCCAGTAACTCCAGTAGTGTCTCCCATGCCTCCTGACTTAGGTGGAGTAGGTGTCTCGGTGGTTGTGGGCTTAGTCTCTCCGGTAGACTCAACCACTTCCACGCCTCGCTTACTTCCCGGCACGTTATCGTTTCGACGAACCCGTCTTGGAACTTTAGTTTCAGGTACGGCTGACTTTGCATCTTCTGCCTCCTTCGTAGCGCGGTCGGCTTCTTCTTCAGCAGCTGCGCGCTTAGCACGCTCAGCTTCCAAGGTCTTTTGAAGGGCTTTAATTAATTTAGCACGCTCTTTAGAAGTGGCGTCAACCAAAGTGTTTTCAACTTCTAGGTCAACTACGGCTCTGTCTTCGAAACGTCTTCTGTTTGCGTTCTTGCGTTCTTGCTCAACAAACATGTCCATTTGACCGCTTTCTGGTGCTACACCATCAATTTGGTCTCTCAGAGCTTTAGCTTTAGCACTACGCAACTTACTCAAGTTACCTTTGAGTTGACCCCAAGGCTTGTTGCCAATCAGCTGTTGACCTCGTGCGTTTATCTTAGCCGCTAGCTCTGTGTCACGAAGGTTATTCAACGCGTTGTCGTACTGGTTAAGTAAGTCAGCTGCTTGCACCTGCAAATCTTGTGGGACTTGAGGACCAACTTGCTCAGCAACGAAGTTATCAGCAACCAACTCAAATGGAGGTGGCACAGGTAGACCCAGTGACTCACGGATGCGGATGTTTTCTTGGTACGCAATCTCAGGAGCAACTGCTTCTTGCTGCGCTACGCCTGCCTCAACACCCTCGGTGACTAACTGTTCAAGATCAGCTTGGGCTTGGGCTTTATCTCTAGCAGCTTTTTGCTCAGCAGCGAGTGCGACAGGGTCAGTAGCAGCTAGGTTTTCAGTTACCTGTAGGCGACCATTTAAATAAGAAGCTAGATTTGACGCCCATTTCTGAGGCATGTTCTCTAGGCTGGCTGCAATCTCACCGATGCGCGCACGATCTGCTTGACGTCCCAAGAACAATCCAGACAGCTCGTCTTCGTATTGCTTGTAAATCGCAGAGTCTTTGCTAGGTAGACCGCCAAGTTCAAGATCACCACGGTTAAGAGCAGGTGGACCAAAGTCCAATGCGCCTTGAGTTTCAGGCACAGTAGGTGCTGTTTCTGGCGCTGCTTCAACAACAGGCTCTTGTGGTGGGAGAATCTCACCAAACAAATCAGGTTGTGCTTCGTTAAACGCGCTCTGCTCAGCTGCTTGCTGCGCACGTTCTGCATCCTGACGTTGCTGTAAAGTTTCTGAGCCTTTAGCCAAGATGCGCTTATTAATAGCAGCCATCTCTTTCTCGATGCCACGGCGAATCTCGCCACGCTCTCTGGGCTTGAACTGGTCTTTCGGATAGTTCTCGTCGAAGTTCTTCAGTTGGTCTTGCAACGCCACTAAACGCTCTTGGTCAGAACGTAAGTCGAGATCAAGCGGTAACTGACCTGCTTCAGCAGGTGTAGTTGTGTCAGGTGCTTCCTGTACTGGGATGCCAGCACCTGCGCCAATTTGTGGTGGACCTACTAGATCGCCAGCAACTTCAAAGCCGGGTAGCGGCAACTGACCTTCAACTGGTACAGATGTGCCGACAGTAGCTAGTTGCTCAGCTTGAGCGTCCGCTGCGGCTTGAGCTTCTTTCTGCGCCTGAGCGTCTTTAACTGCTTGGTCTAGCACGCGCTGTTGCGCAGCTTCTTTTACGTCGCGTCCACCCTGAACGATGCCAGCTGGTAGACCGAATGCGCCACCTAGAGCAGCGCCAATACCGGCTTGAGTACCAACACCCGCAAATGGGTCAACATCCGCACCGGCTTCAATCGCTGACAAGTTAGAAAGATAAGCACCTGAGCCTTCTTCAACGCCTTCTTGAGCCGCCTCACCCAGCATGCCTTTAGTTGCCGCGCGGGTGCGAGCCAGTTTCTTGAGTTCACCTGCCGCAGTGCGTGCAGATGTGCCACCAATCATAGCTTTTTCAACTGCTGCTGCGCCCGGAATTGCCATGGTAGTAGCTAGTGTAACAACACCCGCCAAAGCAGCATCTTCCTGAGCGGCTGCAAGTGCCATAGTGGCAGCTTCTTCTTCGTTAGCACCGCGCTGTATATACTCGTCGTATACACGGTCGTAAGTCTGCATACCGATGTCTGAACCCTGCATAACGGCAGCGGCAGTACCAGCACCAGCAACACCTGCGGTGTTAAGAACTTTTTGGGTAGCTTTAGGTAGCGCAGCTTCAGCCAGTGCGCGAGCACCTTTACCGGCTTTAGCGATTGGTAGCAACTGAGGAATTTGCTCAGCAGCCATATCTATTAAGAGCGATGGGCTAGAGATTAGGCTGCCCACTGCTGTAGCAAACTCAGTGCCTACACCTTGACCTTGTGCAGCGGCTATTTCTTGCTGCATGAGCTTCTGACGAGCTTTCATTTCGTCAGACTTGAATTCGTCTAGCTTTTCTTGACCGCTACGGAATATATCCGAAACGCCCATACCGGCTTCTTCGTTGCCAAACAGAGAAATAACATCGCCAGCGGTAGCGCCTAGACCAAGAACGCCTTTAGCGATACCTAAACCAGTATCAGAAATAGTTTCAAGAGGGTTGCGCCAACCTGAAGCCTGCTTCTCTAACGCAGCTTGTTCGGCATCCATTTGAGCCAAACGGTAGTTGGCTAGCTCTCTACCAACTTCCTCCGTGATTTGGTTCTCCGTGTCAAATTCAACAACACGTCCGTCATCACCGGCGACTCGGTATGAAAAAGCCATCTTAAGCTCCTAATTATTTAAACGATACGCCAGCCGCCTGAGCTTGTTGGCTTAACCCGCCACTGTACGAAGGAAGGTTCATCAGTGCATTATACTGACTTTCAAGCTGTTTGATCTTTCTGTCAATGCCTTGCTGCCAAACATCTGCATCCATACTTGCTGGTGGCATGCCCGGATTTGTTTTCAGGTCATCAATCATTTTACGGATGCCTTCAGCCTGTTGGTAACGAGCGGTAACAGCTTTAGCACCTGACAGCTCACGAGCGCCAAGAAGTTTAGTCATTTCACTAAGTGAATCGCTACGCTGTTTAGCCGCTGCTTTCTTAGCTTCATCTAGACCAGAAATACCTTTACTCAAGCCAGAACCAGTTGCGCCTAAGAAACTACCAGTTTTAGAACCAGCTTCCATCATGCCAGCGCCGGTACGCATCAAGAAGTCAGCCATATCAGGCCCGTTCTTTTTAGCGCGTTCAGCTTTAATTTCTTCGTACAACTGAGTCAGTGGGTCAGTAGCTGCCGCTTTTTCTGATTGGCTCTTACTTATGTACTTGTTTACTGCATCATCCGCAGCCGCTGCGTTCTTAGCTTTGGTCTCAGCAAAAGTCGTACCCACTTTTTTCTCAAAGCGACTTTGAGTTGTACCTGCAAACTGACCTACTGGTGGGCTTGCTAGTTGACCTTGTGGGTTAAAGTAAACGTTGGCTTCTGGGTTATAACGCCAACCTGTTTCACCTTCTACTGGCACTTCAACGCCAGACTGCCACTGCTTGTGGATACCCAGCAAACGTGCTTTCTCGGCAGGGTCTTCAGCAGCCATAGCAGATGCTTCATAAGGCATCATAGCTGTCATTGGGCCTGTGTCACCGTCGTCGAAACCGGGGCCAGATATAGGCTTGGGGGTAGACATAGCCATTTGCGCTTCAAGGCTTGGACCAGAGTCCAGTGAGTTTAAGTAGTCGCCGTACTCATTAGTTACTGGCTTCTCAACTAGCTCGTAGCCTTCAGCAGTTGCTGGCTCAGCAGCGTTTACAATCTTTTCACCTTCGAGCAAACCGCGTGGACGACCATACGGAGTCTTCGGCGCAAGTGCCATAAGACCTTTGTCGTCAGTGAACGCAGCTTTTTCGATTTCGGCACGCGCTTCAGGACTATTAGGCCAAACACTAGAACCGCCACCTGTGCCTGTGCCAGCCGAATCTTGTAGGTCGTACGCGCCTCCTTGGTCGTACGCTACGCCTGTATCATCGTAGGCAGTTCCGTCAATGACACGTAGGGGTGAAGTACCCGGAACGTTAGTCCAGTCAACAGGCTCGTTGTTTACGATGCTTCTTTCCGCTTCTTTCTCAGCATCTGCACCAGTCTGAGTAGGTAGAACTTGCGCAATGCCTTCAGCAGACTGAGTATCCAATCCGCGCTCTTTCATGATCTGATTCTTCAACGCTTCAGACTTAGCAACGTAGTCTTCGGTAGCTGGACCGATCTTGTTTCTAGCGGTTCTGCCCGGACCTGCGTGGTATGCAGTGGTGGCTTTATCTTCGCCAAAACGATTAGCCATGGCAGTCTGATAACGATCTGCAAACTCGTTGTTAATCATTTCGTTAGCTAACAGAAGTTTAGCGGTTTCTTCGTCTCTCTTGCCGCCGTAGTTAACGCCAAGCTCTTCTGCCAAATCAAAAATGTTTGTAGCGCCGTACGCTTCATAGCCCGGCTTCATAGCAGTGCTAGGTAGAATCTGGTTAGCACCAACAGCCTTCTCACGCTTGCCAGCTACTTCAACTTCAGGACCAAGAATTAAGTTTCCTTCTTCATCGTACTGACGGTTGCCAGACTCAATCATACGACGAACTTCACTGTCTACTAAACGACCGCCAGCAAAACCAACAATACCGCCACTAGCCATAGCAACTTGTGGAGTCTGTGGCATGCCAGCCAGCCCCTGCACGGTTTCCTCGGCGACACTACTTGGCATCTGAGGTTTGCTGTTTGCTTCCTCACGCATCTTTTTACGACGCTGCATTTCACTCAGCACTAGATACTGCGGAGCCGAACCGGCTTGCATCGAGTCCAGTAGCTGCTTATCTGACAGGTCTTTAAGGTCGTTTTGAAGCTTTACAATATTCACTGTTATCCACCAAATTTCTGGAACGCGCCTAAACCTGCAATACCTGCACCCACTGCTTGAGCGTATGGGTTAGTTGCGCTGTACGCGCTTGAGGTTGAAGTAGAGCCCATAGGAGTTCCACGTAGAACCGCATTCATGAACATGATGTTCTGACGGTCGTAGTCACGAGCACTTTCAAATCTTGCTTTAGCAGAATCAAGTTCTTTCTGAGCCTGAGCCTGCTGCTCCGCACCAACTGCGTTTTGCAACTTAAGAATCGCTTGATCCATTTCGCTTTGAGCTTGAGCAAGTTGAGCTTGGCTTTGTGCTTGCTGCTGTTTGATTTGAGCTTGCTGCTGTTGGAACAGCTGCTCTTGGTTAAACTGAGCCATGCCAGTTTGATACGCTTTCTGCTGACCTTCAGCCTGAACTTGAGCCATGCGGTCGAGCATCTCGTCTTGAGCTACAGCGCGCTGCGCGCCTTCACGACCACCACCAAACGCACCTGCTTTTACAGCTTGTGCCGCATTGACGTTCTCTTGTTTAGCGAAGTCTTTCTGAATCTCTGCTTTCTGTCGATCAACAACAGCCTGCATGTACGGGTCCATGAACTGCTGAGCAGTGCCAGCATCAAAAGTGCCCGCTGAGTAGTCAGCCATAGGAGAGTCAAGCATGTTCTGCGCTTTACCAAACCCAGTCGGAGTATCCAGCGCCAATATGTCTTTTTGCGCTTGCTCTTGACCAAAAGAGAATCCAGCTACGTCAGGACCGAAGTCTTGGTAAGGCTTAGTGATAGCCTCTTGAGCATTCTCAACGTTGGTAATTGTATAAGGTTTTAACCACTCAGGAATGTCTGTCTGAGTCACATTTGACTGCTGAGGTCCGCTACCGCCGCTCATAAGGCTGTCTCCACAATAGAGTATTTTTCTGCCATACCGTACTTAGATTCGTATAACCGCTTGGTTGACTCTCGTGCAGCGCCTTCTAATTTAGTTGCGCCGTAGTGTTTCAACAACTGTTTAAAGTTGTTAATTGTGTCAGAGTCGCTGATTAAGCGACCACCCATAGCAGTTACAAACGCGACTCTATCGTTCGGTCTGTTTTCAAAGTTTACTGTGCAAGCGCCTCTAATATCGCCAGATTCGTCAACAGCCACGAATAGATTCCATGTGCCATTGGCTAGGTATACTTTAGCATGTTCTGCGTTGTAGTCACCTTTTGAGAATTCTAACGCTTTTGTTATGAACTTCTCAACAGAACTCCAGACTTGGCTGACGTTCTCTCTAAGCACAGGCTGCACGATCATGCTGGTAGGTACTTATCCGCGTCTATTTCAGGTGCTTGCTTTTTAGTGCCAGTACGAGCCATACGAATGCGGTCTAGCATCATGTCTAAACGTTCAGCGCCAGCTTCAGACGAGCCGTTACCAATGTGGCTAACCACGTCAGCAGGGACTACGTACTCGTTATTGCTCAACCAAGCGGGGTCAGTGCCGTCGATAGTAGCCGGAATGTCGTCGCTCATACCGTCGCCGGGTCTACCGCCTTCTAGATAACCGCCACCAGCGTACTTGTCTGCGTTCTCACGTTTTGGCAAACGGTACTTTTCTGGTAGTTGGTCTTGCCACCAATCGCTTAGCTGGTACGCATCTGGAATGTACTTAAAGAAGTCTGGAAGAGAGCTTTCTGGCTGATAGTCGGTGAACGACTTCTCTTTCTTAACTTCTTTGCCACCAGCATAACCAGTGGCTTGGTTAAAATTTCCGACTTGCCCTCCGGCAGCATACGGACTCCCGCCACGTGCTGGAGATGCGTCGTTTTCTTCGCGGTACTGGTCTAGCGCACGGCGCAAAGTCGCAGGGTCTCTAACATCCATAAGGTCTAGGATGCCGTAACCCATGCGGTCAACTGGGCCAGCCTCACGCACCTGACGGTCGTACTTAGACTGAATCGCATCTTTAGCATTTTGTGAGTAATCTACGCCGCCGCCTTCTTTAAAGCTAACGCCATACTTACTAGCGTAGCTCTGCATGCCAGATGTTGGTGACTTGCCGTATTTGCCGTAGATGTCAGAGATTTTCTGCCAAGAACTTTGGTTCGCAGCGTAATCTTCTTCCTCTTTCTTTCTAAGCGCGTCTTTTTGTGCCGCTTCGTCTTCCAAAGCTGCCTGACCTGCCATACCCATACCACCAAGAGCGAGGTTGCCTTGGTTAGCTTTCAGGAACGCAGTTGTTTTGTCGGTGTTACTGAACACGTCTTTGGCGCCTGCCATGGTGTTACTAGCATTAGTGGTGAAATTGTCCATTGTTAGGTTATCTAAGGCTGAAGGCGCAGGTGCAGTAGGTGTTGGAGTAGGCATTGGCGTGCTACCCATCGCATCAACAGAATTAAACGCACCAAACTGTGGAGTTGGGGTAGGCGTTGGAGTAGGAACAGGTGGCGTAGTGCCAAACACTGGAGCGCCGCCGGTTGGTGTTGCTGGTAAAACCGGATTTACACTTGGAGTCACAGGAGCAGCTGAACCTGCGATTGCGTTTCCGGCTGCGTCAGTAGTGCCAGCGCCAATTTCCGCTAAGTTTCCACCGATTGCTGAACCTGCGCCTGCCATAGCTGCTGACATCAAACCTTGTTCTAATGAGCCAGTTTGAGCTGTTGTAGCAAGACCAGAACCAGCAGCTGCACCCCAAGGACCAGCGATCATACCACCTGCGATACCTGCTAGCGTTGGCACCAAGTTAAACGCCTCTGGGGCGCCTGTTACTGGGTTTGTGGTCAGTTGAGTTCCGTTAGCTCGTGCCAGAGCATTAAGACCTGCTACTTCTCGGTCCGATACGTGCATCAGCATGTTATCGCCGTTGCGTCCATATTTAGCTAGTTCTTGAATGCTCATAGTCTTAATTCCGGTCGAATTCCAAGTACGATAGGTAGAAGTGTACCGTCGATTGGCTTGATTCTACAGTGATTTTGTCCCCAGCTTCCAGTACGCATGGTACTCCGTTAAACACGTCAATCGTGCCGTCTGGGGATAATGGGTAATCTTTCAGCAGATAAGTCTGCGTTGCGCCCTCATATTGGGACACCGTGATCTCGGTATCTGACGCATTTCCGTTGGTCACACGAAGCGAACGAGCCACAGAAGTATTGGCAGTTGGCACGGTATACATGTCGGTTTCGGTAGCCGCCGAAGGGATCAAATGCTGTCGAAAATACTTATTGCTCATGGGTAACGCTCGTAATTGTTAGGGTCACAGACGGAACCGCCGGACAAAACGTCTCAGCCGCATAGGCTTGTAGTGAGGTATCTAAATCGTCCACAGCCCACATTGCTTCCAAATAATCACCCGCATTCACCTGAAACATACCGGTACGAGCGACAGTTTTAGCTTCTCCGTTGTCATGCACCGTTATACGCATGGTAGAGCCAGCGACATCTGTACCGTTGATTCTAGGCCAGAACCAAAAAGTTTTAGCGTTTGCTGACTCTGAGTTTAGCTGCGCTGTGAACTCGATGCGGTATCTGCCGGGCTTTGAAAACACGATACGGCTAGATGGCGAGCCGATTGAGATGTGCTTAGCGTATGCAGTTGTGTTCCACGTGATGGCTTTGGCTGTATCAATTACTGTGTGCGTCTGATCGGTGTAATCAACAAAAGCACCGTACGCATACGTGCCACGATCTTCCAACGTCGAACGGCCTATCGGACCAACGGTGCCGGTCATCCAGTCTTCGATGCCACGGGTATTCTCCGTAGCTTGTGGTGTGTACGTCGTATTTAACTGGCGAACAATCTGCTGTACCGCTTCAAGCGTCTGGTTAAACGCAATCGGGTCTACTTCAGCGGCAAAGCCGGTATTCGGTAGACGGATGTTGGTTATCTTACTCATCGGCGACCATCAGTGCGCTGGTCGATCTTAACCGAGCCGTACTTCCAATAATCACCTACGTCATCGCTCTCAATGCGCAACGCCATGTTTCTAGCGCGAATGCGGGTGTTAATTTTCTGGGTTGTTGATGTCACGTTGCCGATGGTCTCTTTAACTTCAGACGCCTGTGGGTACGCTTTAGTCTGCATTGAGATGTCCACGCTGCCAGTAATGAAGAAGTCTGGGATCGCACGGTGGATGTGCATCAGGCTGTCGCCTTCACCAATATCAAAATCACCTGACTGGATGTAAGCCACCATCGGACCACCATCCGCGTCATTACCAATTTCGTGCTGATAAATGTAACCATCAGTGCCAACAGCCATTGGGTAATCAAGCACGCCGCTGTCAATCATCGCTGAACGCTCAAGTTTACCTTCCCACCAAATCTTATCTATAACGTTGTATGTTACATAATGGTAAGGCTCGTCGTTCCAAACACCTGAAGTGGTAGTTACGTCAGCGCCATCAGCATGGGTTGTAGCTGTTGTGCCGCTAGCTCCACGGGTAACACCAGTTAACGAGTAATCAGTTTTGCCGGTGTACGTAATTGTTTCGGTGTCAATATCTACTGAGCCGGATGAAGGCAGCGCTGCTGTGGTATCTAAATAAATAGTTGTAGTTGTAGCGTTAATAGCGCCGTTCAAATGGCGCGCGCTAACGGAACTAGCTGGGTAGAACCAAGATATTTCGTTGTTCTTGCGATTAAGCACCGCAAACGTTTTAACCTTGTGTTCTATAGATAGACCGTCAAATACGTACTTCTGCATGGTGCATGGCAGCACATTGGTACCACCTTGATAGATGTAAAACGCTCCGTCACCCATCCAGTAAATCACGTTGTTGTATGCCGCCCAAGCCTTAGACGATATAAGACCGGACGCTGTACCAGCTTTAGCGAATGAAAACGTATACGGAGGTCCGACAAACTGCATCGACTCGACTGAGTCATCAGTCCAAATAATAGTTTGGTTCTCAACGTTTGCCACGCCCAGAATCTCTGTGCCGTTAGTTAAAAGTTTGTCGCCAGCCGTGTTGGTCGATGTAATCGTCCACGTTGTGTAGTCTTCTTGGTCGCACCAGCGGATATTCAAAGTATCCAAGTCAGTTGACGCGTTAGCAGTGCCGGGTGCATTACAACCAAAACAAACCAAGTGCCTATCATTAGTTACTGCGATGTGATTGACCTTATGTGGAGCTTCGGTAATTTGCGCAGCACGGGACAAAGGGCTGGTGGCGTCCCAGCTATAAACTGGACCACCGGGAAAGTTCATAACAACGTCTTCGCCCCAGTTAGCGAAGTTCCAAACTCTTGGGATTAGCGATACGCCAGCAGTTAAAGCTGGTTTGTTCCAACCACCACCGTTACGAGCACGGTTAAACGCACCGGCGCCCCAACCGTAAGAAGGCGTTGCCGAACATGGTCCGGGATTTACTTGGTATTCGGCAGAAACTGAAGCGCCACCGCCACCTGTGACACCAGATGTAGCTGGGGTCGTAACAGTAATTGAATATGAGTCAGCGTCAATCAGCGTAATCTGGTGCTCAGCATTTAGCTCAGCCGCAGGGATGCCGTCAGTAATAGCAGCTCCAGAAATAGTCACATACGAGCCGTCGTCCGCGCCGTGTGCAACGTCATTCACCACAACTGTGGTCGACGCGGCGGTAGTGTCAAAAGGGTTGCTTAGCGCTTGGGTCTCACGAACTGGGGTAACATCGTAAAAAGTTCCGCCATTTTCGGCATAAACTTTAGTTGTCGAGCCATAAAACGTGTAAACGGTGCCGTCGAGTGTACGCACTGTATGGATTGCACGTACGCAACCGTCTAGTTGAGTTGTTGAAAACTTCTGCCAACCGCCGATCTTTTCAGGGCGACCTGAGCGAAAACGAATTTTATCCGACGAAACCCAGCCACCTTCGTTGGTGTACGGAGTGTCTTCTTTGTTTACACCCGGTTTGAAATCAAGTTTTAGCAGTGCCACTATGACCCCCGATAGGAATACAGATAGGAACAGAGTTTAATGAGCATTCGCTCTCGTCGAGTTGACCTTCCACCCCCGATAGGGATGAGCATCCTGCTAGCAGCAATAATAGCGCTGATAGACCAACTCGTCTCATTAACTCTTACCTAAGTAGAACGATCCAGCGGCAAGGATTGAAATCTTAAGCCATTCAAACGCGACTATAGCATTTTCTAAGCGGACGAACTCAGTAGTTGTACCAGTTGTGTCGATCAGCCCAAGGAAGTTAAATCCAGTTTGCTTCTCCACAGGAACAACGATATCCAGTCCAGTCAGACCGCCCATCATCGCCCATGCCCCAAGACCAATCATCGAAAGCACAAAGATTCTCCGCGTCATCTTTGCGAAAGGATCGTTACCAACACGATTTGCAGCAGCGTCAGCAGATGCAGTGGCTCTTGCAGAGGAGGCGTCAGCTTCTTCGGTCTTAGCCTTCATCATCTGCATCATCATCTCATTCTGCGCTTTCTTGGCTTCCTGAGCTTTGTCGATCATTTTAAATACACCGCCAAGGGTCGCGCCCCCAGCCATGGTTAGCAGCTCTACAGGTATCATTTCTTCCTCTTTGACTCTTTAAGAGCCTTTGCAGTTGGGGCACCCTTACTACCGGGCTTGCGCATTTTCTCGCCTGAACCTGCTGCGATACGCTTGCGCTTAGCGTGAATATTGTCCCAGAGACCTTTTTTCTTAGTCGTCTTTTTTGCCATCTTTCTTGTCCTTACCTTTGACGTAAGCATCAGCACCAAAGAAAGCGCCGACAACAACTGATACAGCCATGAAGTAGGTGGGTGCCATATCGCCAATTACGCCACTAGCGTTACTGAACCCCATAGCTTCGGTACCAAACACGAATAATGGGTATAAAAGCATACCGAAAAGAGCAAACCAAACCATTTTGCGTTGTTGGTCACGTTTAGCATCTTCGTCCTCCATCTCACGGCGCTTAGACTCAAGGTAAATCTCCATCTCCATCTTTGAGATTTCGCCGTCGCCATCAAGGTCAATTTTTTCAAATTCAGTCATTTTTTCACCTAGCAAAGTCTAAGCCGATGTTTCCAGCAATAGTTATTCTGGGCTCATCGGAAGTGTAGAATGGATATACCGTGTGGTACATAGCCGCGGGGAACAAGCACATCACGCCTTCCATGCTTTTATCTACGTCCACAGGTTGTGATCTTGTGCGCCCCAATGAGTCTTGGAACACGAACTCAAACCTAGATGCTCGTTTATCGTGGTCTTTAACCCCCGGAAACCTTGCGTCTTCATCAGCTAGTTCGTACGGAATCTTTAACCACATAACAAACGAAAACAGCCCGCTATGGTTGTGAATTGGGTTGAACTCGTGCTTATGCTGAACGTTTACCCACATGTTTTCTAAAATTAACGGAATAAACCCGGTAGTGTCACGCTGAGTAGCCAGCCAGCTCCCCAATTCAGGAACAGTTCCAAGAAAATTAAAGTCTCGCTCGTAGACAGCAGCGCAGTTAAACAAGTACTCACTAACAAATTCAGGCACGTCATTGAGCCTGTACTCATCTTTCAGGTGCCCAGCTAAGTTGTTACAGAATAAATTACTTGGATCGCCTATTTTTGCGTTGTCGTTCGCCCAGTTAAGGACGTCTTGGGGCAGCTTAAATAGGGAATATCCGGTGTTTGAAAACTGAAAGCTTTCTTGTTGAACCATTTTAATTCGCCAGTGGGTTATCTAATGCCTTCTGGATTTTGTCTTCAAGTTCGGCCTTTGTGGCGTCCACCTTACTTTCAAACTTGTCCATCTTGCCTTCAAAGTAAACGACTTTATCGTTCACACGTTTTTCAATGTCGTACGTCAATTGCTTGGCGTCTCGCAAATTCTGTTCGATTGAGTCGAGCAGTTTCTCCTGTGTCTCAATCTTGTCGCTGGTCTGCTGCATCTGCTGGGCGTATGCGCCTAAGTCTAACGATGCGATCTCTTCAACCTTTTGGTACATAACGAAGCCGCCGTAAAGAGCACCAACAACACTGGAAACAAGACCGAGAGCAAGACCAAGCTGAGTAGGTGTAAACCGCAGCCCACCCACGCTGAGACGTTTGTCAGCCAAGCCTTCAATATCGTCAAGTTTTTCTCCGAGGTCTGTCATGTCTATGTTTTGCGGACTATCTAAAATGTTTCAATGAGCGTACTGTTAACTCAGCGGTGTGGTGTTGCATTAGTTTACTTAACGTAAAACAAATCTTTCTTATTGGCATGCTCGCACCACATCGCTAATTATCAAATCCTTTCTGCAACCTGCGCAGGTTGTTTAGCTCTTCGCGCAGTTTCTGCACTTCTAACCTTCTACGCTGTAATTCTAGCTGATACAAGGTGTTACAGTTAATTCTTTCTTTGGGCGCATCTAGCGGAATTACAATCCGTGCGTACAAACCAATGTCCTTACTCTGCGGGTTTGTTGGGTCTTCGTTCTCAAACGGGCTGACTGCGTTGTTAACTATTCCGGTGACACCCAGTTCAAAATTCGTAGCGCCGCCAATGCTGTTACTACAATCAAGGTCCCCAGCTCGAATTGAGTCAGTTCCATAAGTTCCACCTGCGTTGGGGAGTTGAAGGTTAAGTGAGCTGCTGTCAGCCAAAACTCTAGCGGAGCCGATAACAATCAGCAGGTACCACCCAGCGACGATTAACGTATTTTTGAGCATATCTTCGACGAAATCATTGGCTTGTTATTGGAGTTTTCCCGTAGCCTAGTCTCAGAACAGATGTATCTAGCTACAGGCACGTCAATCGCGTTGATATACACATCAAACTTGATCTTAGATAAGTGGTCCATACGGACCATTTTGTACTGTGAAACGAACGGAACGGGCTTCCAGTCTTCAGTAAAAACCCCAATCTCGTACCAATTTACATCAGAGCGTTTGTTAAACAGCTCCATCTTAGCTTTGAATATGCCTTGCACGTGTGACACCTCCCATTTTGGGTACGTCGGCGTCATGTCGTGAGCTGTGGCAGATTGCCACAAACAAAACAAAAAGATTACTGAGCGATACATTCAGCCTGCACCACTGCTCGGTAAGTGCCGCCGGGAAACGCCTTGTCACCACCATTAGTCGCAGTTGAGCTAATCTTGAACCAAGTGCTGCCAGTAGCAGTCAGGTCGTACTCACGAGTCTCGTCGTAGGTCACAGAATCTGTTTGGTAGTCAGCCATTGCCGCGTCGCTAACAGCCTGCACGTCAACAGAACCCGTGAAGGTTACAGTGTCGTTGGATGATGGCGCCGCTGAAAAAGACGTTGGGTATGTAATCTGCGCTTTATACGCATCAGCTAAAGTCACGTCGTAACGAACAACTGGAAGCACACCACCATCCGCTGGTGCTGTTGAGAGCGTATACGCATTAGGGTTACCGTAGGTGCCCGGAATGTCTGTCTGGATGATGCAACGTGATTGCACTGTACCTGTAATTGGCACGTCAACAGCATGTGCTGCACCAGAAAGTAGACACAATGTAGCTACAATTTTGACACTATTCATCGATATTGCTCCTCGACCATCTCAGTGTGTAACTTTTGCTGCCCCAAACTGCGAAGCGCGCGTCGATTATCCGGTATGTTTTTGTCTTGCAAAACAGTGACTTCTTGGTAAGAACCACCCGGAATATTGGCAGCGTAGTATGTGTTCAGGTTGGTTGCAACGTTCATCGCCTGTAACAGCGCGTTCTGAGTCATACCAACCCCGATTGTCAGTGCGTTATCAGACGCCGCCAGAGCCTTCTCAAGGCGTCCATCGTCTTCTTCCTCAGCGTCCTTGTCCTTTATCTCGTCGTCTTCGTACAGCTCGCGGTCTGTGGGTTCT